CATGAAATGGTCAAAAGCCGGTGGTAAGGTATTGAAAGGACTTGTAAATCGTAGGCGAGATGAGCAAAGATTGTATTTGAGGGGTTGATATGCCAAAGAAAATCCCCGTTGTGCAGATGAACGAAGGCTCTTGGTATAGGGTGAAGGGCTATACCTATACCGAGTGCTGCGACTGTGCGCTAACGCACAAAGAAGAGTACAGGCTTGTTGACGGACACTTGGAATGGAGAGCCGAGTTAGCCCCAGAAGTTACCGCTAGACGCCGAGAGGAACTCGGCATCACGGTTAAAAGGAAGGCTAAACGTGACCGTAAAGAAGGCGACTGACGAACAGATACTGCAAGCCTTACAAGATTTAAAAGGCGTTAGGTCGGTAGCAGCGCAAAAGCTCGGGATTAACATCAGAACCTTGCTGAGTCGCATACAGGATATGCAAGGCAAGGGCATTAGCGTCCCCGGTTCTACCTACCAACACACCCCAAACGTGGTTAGGGACGAGTTTGAGTTCACCCCGCTGCCTGATGATGACGTTCCTATTGAGGAGCTAATTGAGCAGCGTAAGCGCAAGTTTCAGCACAAACGCGAACACGAAGAAGCATCCAAGCTTATCCCTATACGCATCAAGCTATCCGGCCCGATTGGGCTGCTGCACTTCGGTGACCCGCACGTTGACGACGATGGCTGCGACATTGAGGCTATCGAACGCCACACCGCCCTCGTAAACGCCACAGAGGGGCTGTTTGCCTGCTCGGTGGGGGATACCACGAACAACTGGGTCGGACGTTTAGCAAGGCTGTACGGTGAACAGGCGACATCTGCCGCGCAGGCGTGGCGGTTAGCGGAATGGTTCGTAAACCGTTGCCGCTGGCTTTACATGATTGCCGGAAACCATGACCTATGGTCAGGCTCGGGTGATCCGCTTAAATGGATCGCTAAACACAACAACTCGCTGTACCGAGGGTCGGAAGCTCGCATTGCGTTGCGGTTCCCTAACGGGTCAGAAGTGCGAATAAACGCTCGACATGACCACAGCGGGTCAAGCGTGTGGAACCCCGCCCATGGCCCAATGAAAGCCGCTATTATGGGGACGCGGGATCACCTGTACATCTCGGGCCACAAGCACCACAGCGCCTATAGCGTCCTTAAAGATGCAATATCTGGCATAACGATGCACACGGCTCGCGTGGCGTCGTACAAGATTTATGACCGATATGCCAAGGAGCGTGGATTTGCAGACAACACGCTTTCACCTTGTGCGCTGACGACTATCAATCCTGATTTGCCTAATGACCATCCAGATCTCATAAAAATCTGGTGGCAGCCAGAGGAAGGCGCAGAATACCTGACATGGCTACGCAGTCGGTAGATTGGGCGCAGTTTGACCCGTGCCAGTTGTGCGTGTTTTTCTGCCCCGCCAACGGCGAGGGGTATTACTGCTCGCACCCCGAGGTAAAGGATTACTTAAAAGGGGTCTGCAAGTGCGAAGGCCGCTATTTCTTGCAAACCCGCTCGTTTAAGTGGCCGCCCGAGGGGGATGGCTGAGGGACTAGGATTCGAACCTAGATAACAGGGATCAAAACCCTGTGTCCTGCCGTTAGACGATCCCTCAACGGCTCAGCAAATACTCAATCTCGTTACGCAACGTCTTAATCTCTAACTCTAACAGCGTGGCTTCGTCGTGTAGCCCCATGCGCCTTATGGCTACGAACGCATTAGAGAGCCTGTCGCCCTGTTTCTGACCATACCCCCAAGGGATGCGCTCTAGCTCCTCCTTCCACGCTCCCGGTGGGCTTATATCGTCTTTCACCATATATCGCGCCCTCCCCGAGAGCAGCGCCAGTTAGGGGCTGGCACAGAACGCCATTCGCGGTCACGGTTAGCCTTGAGCTTGCGGAACAGGTCAATAATCCATCTCATACGGCCACCATAACGCGCTGTGAGCGTCCAGAAGCGCCTTTGCGGCTGCCCTCGTACCGTATCAATCCCTTTTCAGCCAGCGCCTTAAACCGCGCCGTAACGCTGCTGTAAGCAAGGGTTGGATGGGTGGCTCTAACATCGTCGCTAATACAGCCTGCCGCACCGTAGCCCTTAATAGTTTCATAAACCATTTGTTCCAGTCGGGTTGTGTCTAAAGATCGTGCCGCTGCTTTGCTGGTGTCTGGGCTGTTGGGGCGAAAGAGCTTGTGGTCGCTTGTGCCGAAAACTCGGCTGAATACGTCTTGGATGGTGAGTTCCAGCGTGGCAAGGGCATCTCTGTCTTTATCCAGCTGGGATCTTTCCACAGTAATCGGTTGTTCGGATACGCTAACCATTGTCCTGATTCCTCTACGATGATGTGATGGTTTTTGTGCTGATCGGGGACTTCTGACCATCCCCCGTTGCACCAATCGACGGTAAACAGGTAGTTGCCGTGTCGTATCTTCTTGTCTCGTCCCATGCAATCCACGGCATGATTGCGTAGGAAGCTGAATTCGTGAACCGTGCAATGGCGGCTAAAGCTGTCCCACCACACGCATACCTCTAACGGCAGCGGGTCGCACGGTTTAGAGCAGATCATGTGTATTGGGACTCTTGCCCATTGTGCGCCGCACTCCAACATGACTTGGAACATGGGTACTCGGGCTGGCTCGGCGCGAAAGCCAAAGACGGTGCAGGGGGTAAATTCTCCATGCCCGCTTTTCTCGTCAAACAGGAACTCATTACGGACGTAAGCAGTAACGTAAGGCGTGTCTACGAGGAACGTCATATCAAACCTTCCTTGCGTAGTTGTGCGATGGTTCGCACCATGCCCTCAAGGTGAGCTAGACGCACATAATCTCGGTCAAGGTCGGTGCGGAACCGGCGGTCTATCGCGTCGTGGCAGGCGCTACACGCCCATGCACCGAGCAAATCGTCTGCCTTCATGCCCATGCCGCTGACCCCTGACAAACGTATGTGCGCCAGCACAGTCGTTTCGCTGTTGTGATTGCAGATGTCCGGCAAACGCACCGTACATCCACGCCCTTTTGCTTCATTCCGTAGGTTCATGCAGAGGCTCCGGTAGTGGGCCAATGCCCAGCTCAATGCACTTGTTTTCTATACCGTACAGATATTCTGTGAATTCTTCTTTGGTCATGCGCGATGTACGTTTAAGTGGCCGCAAACGCTTTCTGCCAAACCCCTCTAGTGTCTCCCACCCCCAAATTTCGCCTAACAGCCATTCGTGAATATCCTCTCGCGTGAAACCTCTTAAGCTCTCGCCCGCCGCCTCCATGATCATGGGATAGACCACCCCAAAGAGATACCGCGACTGCTGATTGGTTTTAGGCTTCTTCCACTCGGTTACTTCAACCGACCACACGCGGCGAGGGTCTAACCCTTGCGTCATGCGCGTTACGGCAACCGCTATTTGCTCTGGCGTCGTGCCGTTAGGAAATATGCGCTTCACGCATCCACTCCTTTCCGTACTCCACATCCGTCCAATCGGCAAACCACGGGCCGCCACGGGTGAAATGCACCGCTATGGGGTTCGGGCAATCGTCCTTCGTGTGCCACCCTTCAAGGTAGTTCCACGCTATCGGTAATTCCCCAATGGCATCGTCTGTAAGCCATTGAAATCGGTGCAGATACATACCCGTCTGTGTGTTGACCACCTCGGGCGTTAGGCTCTTGACTTGTTCATGCCCACAGTTGATAAACATGAAACTAGACCAGTTCTTCCGTGGATAGAGATGTTGCGCTTTGTTGTCCATCTTGACGGTTTCCGTAGGCCGGTAGTCGTGCTTTACAAGAAAGCAGGCTTTTGCCCCGTCGGCGTAGTCAAGCAATCCAATAATGTCCCCCCGGAAAAGAAAATCGCAGTCCACAAATACCGCCCAGCCGTTGTATCCGGCGAGATACGGCGTCAGGAACCGGGTAAAGGAAAATTCCGTAGACGACAGCGGATCAGCCTCTCGCGTATACAAGCCACGATCCCGAAGTTCTGACTGCACAATAGGCTTGATGTCCACCGAGATTGAGGTATGCCGCAGAATTGACCTACGGCACACCTGATAAGCGATGTTCTCGCGGCTATCCCAGCCAATGAACACTCGCAACTCAGAAGGGGGTATCAAGGTCATCCCAATTCTTCTCATTGATTTCGGGCTTCTTTGTCGGTTGGCGTTGCGGCTCACCAGTACGAGCCAGCTTGCCCTCGCCCTTGGGTTCAATCTTAATGCTCATGTACTTGTCGCCTGTCTTTTGGCTCGACTTGATCCAAGCCGACAGGTTGTAGTCCACATTGTTAATCACCGCCGAACCACGGTAATCGGGGCGCTTCTCGTTGCCGTCCTTGTTGTTCTTAAACAGGACGCCTTTCATGTTCGGGTCGTAATCAGCCACGGTTCTGCTCCTTTGCTATTTGAATGTATTTCTTGATTGCTGACCGTTCCTTTGCCGTCATGGCGTCGGCTACGGCAATGTAAAGTTCATGGTCGCTGTTGATTTGGTCATGGACGCCCAACACCGCCAGCGCGATGTCCTTCTCCTCGGCGTCTAAATCAAACGCTGCGCGAAACTGTTTAACGAACGAGTCACGTTTGGCGGGGTCAACTTCCTTGCCCATATCGCCCCTAGGATCGTTCGTAAAGCCCTTACGGCCTTGGGCTGCCTCTGCGTCATCGTCCACCTGTGCAAGCCCCACGATGGCCGCTAATGCGTAACGGCGGGCATAAGTGATGCCAGAGCCTTGCCCCTGCGGGCTGGCGTCCTTGGTCAATACCGGCATCTGCCCTGCGATCCACTCGCCCGAGGCGTGAGCCAGCGTCGTGACCAGCATCAAACCTTGCTCAGTCATCTGCGTGGTCTGGATCACCGACAAGCCGTTAGCGGCTAACTGCTTACGACAAGCGTCCCAACACGACGCAAGGTCGGCGTACTTGGACTTAAAGAACGGGTTGCTGCTGTCTTTCAGCGCACCCGTGATGTCGGCTTGGGCTTTGCTTAACGCGGCGGCCAATGCGCCTATGGTTTCACTCTGCATCTTCTTGCTCCTTCAGTTCTGCTAATGCCTTATTGCAGGCGTCTATGCGTTCTTGTTCTTCCAGTTCTTGCATCAGTTGGTCTTGGTGATGCCACCAAGTCATATCGTCATCGTGCATGGCTAGCTCGCTCCTCTGCCGGGGTGCAGCCACCGTCGCCGCACGGGTCGTTGATCGCTGCTATGGCGTATAGCGCCACAATAAGGATGGCTTGAGGTAACCAGCGGCTCACAGGTCGTCTCCCCACGGGCCGTTCTGCTCGGCATCGCGTGTGGCGATTTCCTCAAGCTCAAAAATGTCATCTGCACCGAGGTCGCAAATGTCTAGCTTGATGTCGTGGTTGAGCGATGCGGCAACCTTGTCTTTGTCCAAGAAGATGCCGATCAGGTCGGCAGCCTCCAAGATGATGCCGCCATCCAAATCCTGCGTGTACTCCACGCGCACCTCAAACTTATTGTTGAGGGCGTAGAAGGTGCCAAAGGCGTGAAAAGTGTCTTTGCGTGGCATATCTGTTGCTCCTGTGTTGTGTCTATCAACAATTACATTTTACCAAAGTTAACAAACAAATCAATAGTACGAACTCCAGTAACGCTCTTTGTAAACCGGCTTGCCGCTAGACATTACAATTGGCTGCTCGTAATACGCTGTCGCACTCTGGTGAATCTTTACGCTCGGCGAACCACCCACCATGCTGACCCGTCTTGAAAACGCTTCGCCAATAAACATACCGGGGATTGGCTTGGTTTTTCCGCACAAATACCCTTCTTCTTCACGACTCTGGGCAATTTCCCGCAGCTCAACCGTTTGGCCGCGAACACTCACGACTTCGTAATACTCAACATTGGTTTGCTCGTAACCCCAACTAGTTCGGAACACCTCGCCACCAACCAACTTGTGAGGCGCAGATCGCGCCTTGCGTCGCTCGGCCACCATCGCTTTGTGAGCTTCTAGGCTTTCTACTTGCGATTTGATTTTCTCGGCTAACCGTTCAGCAGAGCCAAATATGTAATGCCATAACGGCTTCGTTGCTTTACCAGCAAACGCCATCGCAACAATTTTGCCGCGCACTTCGTGGGTGTAAACCACAAACTCCGTGGCTTCGTGAATGTAATGCAGCGAGTAGCTGGCCGGGATATGTCGTTCTTTCTTCATCTCAAGTACCTCTCTGTGGTATCAAAATCAACAACGCTAGTTTACCAAGGTTAATACACTTGTCAAGCCGTTTTGGCAGAAAAATTCAAATATTTAAACATTTTTATTTCCCGCTCCAACGCTTCACGCGAACAACTAAAGTGCTGGTGGACTTCGCTATAAAACACCAACAACGGGATTGCCATTTCGCAATCCTCCTCCCACCATTGCGGCTTGGGAGCATACAAACCGGGGATCGGCTTAGCCCATTCGGGCAACTGCGCTTGGCGTTCGGGTGACAACCAGATGCCGCCGTGACCAGCCGTAAATACTTGAACAATGCCGGGGGCTAACACTTTTTGCTTTTGGACAGCGCCCCAAGGCGAATACTTAATGACTGACTCTTTCATCTCAACCTCTCTATGGTTAATCACTATCTACGGTGCTATGTTAACACAAGTTAAGTATCCGTCAATGGCAGATAGGTACATATTTCGCTATGTAATTTCTGATTGCGGCAAAACGTAACCGAAGTTAACATACGAAAATGGACATACAAACAGCATTGAAAGTTTTTGGTTCGCCCGCAGGAATTGCCCGAGCGTTTAAGGTCACAGCGCCTGCTGTATCCCGTTGGATACGCAACGGCAAGGTGCCGCAACAGCGGGTGTGGCAATACAAGGCTGGGCTGGTCAAAGCGCCAAATGGACGTTAATGGACGCTAAAACGAAAAGCCCCCGTGAAGGGGGCTTGACGCTGCCGGGGGACTGGCATTACGCTTGTTTTGCGATACAGCGTGATGGAAGTCTGAACGACTGTTCTAGTCGTGTCAACCACCCCACCACGTTTAATGCTCGGTTGATTGCTCTGGTCGGGGAAACAACGCGCAGAGCCAACTTAAACCTACACCGGGGTAGCCAACCTGTAGGCACGCAGCGTCAGCGGGGAAGCGTGAAAGGCAACCAGAGTAATCTGGTCAAAAGTAGCCCGCAGCGGGTGAGGCTCCGAAAGGCTCACAATAAACCTGCACGAGTTTCCTTAGGCGTACTCCGTCTAGAAACCGTGCGGGTTCCACAACCGAAGGCTCATAGGTTCTAAACCATAGAGAGGTTAGATATGGGAGATGAATTCACGTACTTTCCGACTAAACAAGCTCAACCGGAAAAGCCTAAACCCAGTCACAACCTAGAACACCAGTTCCACTCCAATCAGGCTATGTGGAACTCGGCAGTACAAGAATCCCCGCTAAACCGCTTAAAGTTCTACGACGCGCAGTTAGCCAGAGGCGTTGAGGTCAACCGTGATAGGGTCGCTGAACTGATCCGAGAGGCTGGCGCTGCTGCCGTGCTATCGGATCGCGATACTATCGGGCTGGTACGCCAGCTTTGGGGTGAAAAGGCTGTGGAGAGACTTCGTGCACGAGTTAAAGCGGGGGAATAGAACGTGGTGGATTATCTGGCTAGGGCGATGCGTCAACGAGGCAAGGCGTGAGGTACAAAGCGAGACGGGATGCGAACGATGGCCTTATTGGCCGGGCGCTGTCCGCAGCAGGGTTCACCGTCCTCGACTACGCCTCAAACGGCGGCGTACCAGATCGTCTCGTCGTACGGAATCTGCCCGACGGAACACCGTGGGTGTGCTGGGTAGAAATCAAGGTCGAAAAGGGAAAGCTACGCCCAAGCCAAGAAAGGTTCCGACAAGTGTTTGAGCCACGCGGTGAGTTCTACGTTGCGCGTGACCCCGAGGAAACGGTGCGAGAACTCATGGATCGGTACATTTGCGCCATAAAACCCGAGCAGTTGCGGTAAAATACCGTAAGTAGTACCCTCGCCCACATACCGCAAAATGGGTTAATCATGAAACACCAACAAGCCGCAATCTTCGTTTCTGCGTTGCTCCACAGCAGCACCGCCGCTCATTTCTTGCACTTGTCCACCAAGTCCTACGCGGAACACAAGGCGCTCGGCCACTACTACGAGGACATTCTGGACGCAGCCGACAAGTACGCGGAATGTTATCAGGGTCACTTTGGCGTTATCCCGATAACCGCTTACATCGACGACTTCAAGGTACAGAAGGATGCCAAGGCTTACGTCAGCGGCTTGCTGGACTTTGCCAAGAGTATGCGCGACCAGCTGCCCGACGAACCCGACTTGCAGAACATCCATGACGAGATCGTGGGTTTGATTGCGTCCACGCTTTACAAGCTGGAAAACTTAAGCTGATATGGCCGCGAAACGTGACCGTTTGGCTGCCGTTTTGGCTTATATGGACGAAAAAGCCAAAAGGTTTGCAAGTTTAAATCAGCCTCAATCGACGGACACGGCTGATGTTGCATTGGACATTGCAGCCGGATTTACGCCGCTGCAATACCCACAGGCGGCGCGAGATTTTGAGCGATCACGACGAACCGGCGACAAACTCGGGCAATTATTAGCTGCCGCAGGCGCAATTCCTGTTGTTGGTGGTATCCCCAGAGCCGTAAAAGCAATTGATAAAGCTATCGAAGCACGATATTTCAAGCGGTTAGACCAAGATTACGAAGGACTAAAAACCGAGTACGCCACTCGTCCTGATAGTTTCGGCGGCAAAGTTCTAAATACGGACGTTGCACGGGAATTGTCGCCAGAATACTTGGCAGACCGCACAAAGTCGGCAGACGTACATGAGCCATCAAGCTCGTTCATTAAGAAACTTTATGCCGAGCGCCTCGCCCAACCGACCCCGCCAGATAAAGACCCGGTGGTGTTGTTTACCGCTGGCGGTACAGGCGCAGGCAAAAGCTCTGGCCTCACCCAGCTCCGCAAAACCACCCCGAGTTTGAATCGGGTAGAGCTTGAATACGACACCAACATGAATGGGTACGAATCCAGCAAAAAGAAAATCGACGAGGCACTTAAATCAGGGCGTCAAGTGCAAATCGTGTTTACCTACCGCGATCCAGTAGAGGCATTAAGTCGAGGCGCACTTACTCGTGCAATGCGACAAGAAGGCGAGTTTGGAACAGGTAGAACGGTGCCGCTGTCCGAGCATCTGAACACTCATATCGGTGCGCGTAGCACGATGGAACGTCTTGCAAAGGACTACGCTAACAATCCTAAATTCAATTTAACCGTCATTGATAACAGTCGGGGCGAAGGCAACGCTGGTGTGTCGTCATTGGACAATTTACCTAAGTTAAGCGAAAATAAGGTGCGGAATGAATTACGAAATGCCCTTGAACAAGCTAGAAACGAAAAGCGCATATCCGAAAAAGTCTACCGAGGCTTTGCCGACTACTAATGCAACAAAATCGCATTGGGGTGTTGCGAACAATATTGGTCAGGCATTTGCAGCAGCGCTAAACCAAGCGGTGATGGAAAAAAAGACCAAACGATAAGCGTATGAACGCAGGCGCATTTAAAAAGGGCCAGAAAGGCGGGCCGGGTAGACCCAAAGGGCTGCCCAATAAATCCACGCAGGCCGCCAGAGAGGCTATTGCAGCGTTTGTGGACGGCAATGCAGACCGCCTTCAAGGGTGGTTAGACGAGATCGCTGCGGAGAAGGGAGCGCAGGCTGCCTTCGACTCTTTTACAGCGCTGCTGGAATACCATGTTCCGAAGTTAGCCCGTACCGAAGTGACGGGAAATGAGGGTGGCCCACAGGAACTGGTTATCCGATGGAAGGAGCCGACCTAGTGGAGATTGAAATGCCTTACCAACCCCGTAAGGCGTTTATGCCGTTCCACAACCGCACGAAGCGCTGGGCTTGCATCGTGGCGCACCGCCGCGCAGGTAAGACGGTAGCAGCCGTCAACGACATCATCCGAGCAGGGATAACGTACCAAGGGCCAAACGGACTATTTGGCTACGTTGCCCCCTACATGAACCAAGCTAGGCGCATTGCTTGGGACTACTTCAAGTACTACGCCGCACCGATCACCCAAGACGCTAACGAAAGCCAAATGACCCTAACGCTGGTCAATGGCGTTAAGATCAGCCTGTTCGGTGCCGACAACGCCGATGCCATGCGCGGCCTTGGCTTCTCTGGCATCTACCTTGACGAGTACGGCGACTTCAAGCCGAGCGTATTTGGGAACGTAATTCGTCCTGCCCTGTCAGATAAACAAGGATGGGCGGTCTTTGCCGGTACACCGAAAGGCAAAAACCAGTTCTGGGAAGTGTTTGATACAGCCACTCGAATCCCTAGCGAGTGGTTCCTGCTGCGCTTACCCGCTAGTACCAGCGGGCTTCTCCCGGCGTCTGAGTTACACGCTGCTAAAGCGCAATTGTCCGAGGATCAGTACTTGCAGGAGTACGAGTGCAG